TAGTTGTAGTAATCCTGATAAATCATTCTGACCACCTTCTCTAATAATACCGCCACTACTCTCTGCCTGTGTAGCCTCAAATGTAGGTTTAACTCTTAATATTCTATTCTTTAAACCATCAAATGCAGTAGCATAATAATAACCTTGATACGTATACCCATCTCCTGTTCCTAAATGAGCTGTTGTTATAGTAGTACTTATAATATCTCCAGTTAAACAGTTAAACGTAGCATTAAAACTACCATCCCATATTACAAATGAATTTAACGGTGAAGTGCCTTCGTTAAATATCTGAACACTATCAACTAGCGAATCCCTCTCCTCTCTAAAGGAATAAGAACTATCATATCTAATAATCTTAAATGTAATTGTTAGAATAGGTATCTTAACTTCTGCTCCATTATTAGCTACTACTATTATATTATTTCCCCATAAAGGAAATTCATCTCCTGCTATTTTCTGATAGGTTAATTGAGGAGATATCTTGAAAGTGTATAATCCATTACCTGGACACTCATAAACACTATTCTCTGGTGGCACTGGTGATCCTTGTGGTGTAGGATCAGGAGTCATTGTTATAGTATCGTAATTACCATAATTATTATTGGTATCAAAACCTAAATTATAATCATCACTCATCTCCATAAGGCTCTCAGCTGTATTAAATGCTGAAGAGGTAAATATGATAGATTCAAATGTGTAATCTGGATCTGTAGCCTCAAAGGTTTCTGTAGTAGGCGATATACTCACACCAAATGACTGATATAAATTATGTCTCTGTACGTAATTACTATTTACCCATCTACCATTAACTACAAAATCTACACCTTGATTGGAAGGATCTGTATAAACAGGCTGATTAGTACCACTATCATAATTGATTAATATCACATCATCATCATAGCTATCATCTGAGTCTATGATAATCTCATTAAGGATGTTGTGATCTGTTATGTATGGATAAGTCAGATCTAACTCATTATCTAAATTACACTCTCCTGAGAAGTTATACACCTCTTGTCTGAATGTTATGTAATCATAGATTGGTAATCTACCATAAGTACCAGTGGTCACACTATACTTTTGACCTCCCAACTTGATGGTACTATACAACTTACTATCATCAAATGTGAAAGTAAGATCAGGAGCATCATCAATAGTTAAAATACTTGTCTGTTTATTGAAGTAGTTTAGATCCTCTAATTGTAAATATGTAGTATCACTTGTATTAGTAAGTGTCCATTTAAGGTTCTCTAGTTTGAATAGACTATCAAACAGCTGCTCTAGGTTAATAAGTGGCTCTCCTGAATTACTTCTAACTTGTAATCCTGATGTTACAGCTATCTTTTCAGTAGCTGCTAGGTTATCATACCAATCTGATCTAAATGTTACTGTGCCATCAGTTAGATAGTTCACTAGATGAGTTAATATTTCTTTTAGATCATAGCACTTAGCTGTGTTTGTTATGGTACCACCACCACCTCCTGTAGCTACCATATCAATATCCATATTAAAACTAGTGGCCGCTGATATAGTTACACCTGATTTACTTTCAGTAAGAGCTGGGGATATCTTTTGTTTTTTGTTGTTGTTTATATAGGCAAAGTAACTACTATCGGTTACATCTACTGCTACCTCATACTTGTTAAAATCCCATCTAGCATCTGAGAGAGATAACTTACCCTGATGTAACAGTATTTCATCTCTATAGATATCAAATGAATAGTACGCACAATTATTTAGTTTGTAAAGACCAAATAAGTATTCATAGGTTCCACCATAAAATGTAAACCTATTTCCTGTATTAAGAATAAGTGACTTTAGAGTATCTTGTTTTAATTCAATCTTTGTCTCGATCTCATCCCATTCCCTGGGCTGATCCTCCATCAATTGATCATTAATGTAAAACTTATACATTCCTTAATCCTTTTTGATCTAACATCTGTCTTAATATACCGTTCTGCTCAGTTAGTCTTCTTATCATCTTACCCTGGCCTCTGACTATCTCCCTATCATCAAAGGAAGAACTAAATGAATCCATTCCCTTACTTTTGATTGCCTCTCCTTTAGCACTGGCTAACATCCATGCTTGAGACGCTGAGACTTTATTCTTTCTCATAGCCTCTAGAACATGCTCATACTTTCTAGTTGCTTCTACTGGCATTACAAATTCTCCTTTTTCAGCTTCTATTATAGACCCTCCATGCTCATGCCTTGCTCCATGTTTAATCTTACCCCCTTTCTTAAACTTAGGTAATGGCTGATTAGATATAGCATCTACCTGTATAGCTCCAAGAGCAGCAGCCGTAGCAGCAGCTGGAATACCAGCGGGCACACCTAAAGTAGCTAGCGTCTTAGTAACAGAAGCAGCTGTATTTATTAATGCCTGGAATATCTGACTATTCTTTTCTCTTACTGCCTGTTCTCTTTGAATTGTTCTAATCTTAGCATCTGTATTCTTAGCAAGAGCCTCTCTTTCTGCCTCAGCCTGTTCTCTATTTATTGTCCCTTGATTAAGGTTATCCTGTATAATAGCTAGTTTCTCCTCTTCCTGAGCTTGGACTATATCTATAGATTGTTGTGCTGCTCTTCTTTCATTTTCTAGTCTATTATCTAATGAAGCATTAAATATTTCTGTAGCACCATCTAATGTATCTAATAGTATGTTCTTATAATCAATAGCATTTTGCTCTACTTCTACCGTCTGAGCATCCCCAGTAAATGGTAAGGGAGCTTCTGCTAAA